AAATATGTAGCTATATCTTCATGGCAATTCTTATACCTAACTACATTTGACCAGGCCTTTCTATTTAGTGGTTTTAATGTTACTTCTTTTACCATCGTTATTAGTTTTTATTTTAAATTAAAGAATATATGGGCAGAGATTAACCCTGCCCAATAATCTATATTTTATTATTCTGCGTCGCAGATCAATTCACCTGAACTTGTAGGATCTTTAAGCATAATTCCTTGTTCAGCCAAGAAATTAACTGTATAACCATCCTTACCGTTAGCACGTTCTGTTGAAATTGATTTAGCGTGTCCAGAACCAGGAGCAACTGATCCAGCTACATGCCACATTACCATTTCACGATCTTTACGTACTACCTTAACCAGGTTAGGTTCACCATCTCTACTTCCAATGTCTAAGAATGTCATTCTATATGACTCAAGAGGTTTACCAGAAACTGGGTGCAATTTACGATTATAAGTTGTATTATCATACAATGGGAAATGCTTAAGAGTAAGCTCAATTCCATTCAGCATCTTGTAAGTAGTAAATTGACCACCAAGAGTTAGATTCTGACCAGAACCTGTAATAAACTTAGTATCAATTAGACTATAAGATGAAGCTTTCTCTTTGAGTACTCTATCAAATTCCTTCATACCCATTTCACCAGTCAACGCAACAAATTTACGTTCATTAGTTCCTAGGATATTATATGACAGATCAAACAAGAAGTCTTCTAAGAGATCTGCTGTTAATTTCGTATATGTTTTCCTATTTGCAGGAGCAATTTGTTGTAATAGTCCAGCGCCAATATAAACAGGACGTCCGTTAGTACCCTTAAGGGCAGTTGTTCCATCTTCGCCTGCGTTATATTTAGAATACACTAAGAATCTATCTATAGTTTGATACCATTGTCTCAAAGCTACCCATTCTTGATAATCTGACCACAAATATGAAGTCTTATTAGATTGAGGGTCTTTCATAGCAATAACCATAACAGTACTATAAGCGCTACCTGTGATGTCATATCTCAGACGCATAGTTGTTACATGGTTTCTTAACATGAAAGGTGTTTGATAATTAACGATATCAGCTTCTTCGCTGTATTCTTCGTAAGCTGAACCTTCTCTACTTATTTGCCTACCAGCTTCCAAGAGACTAGGATCAATATAAGATGAAGGCTTTCCATCTGCTACTTGTACTGTATATACATAATCAGTACCGTCTTGATAGGGTTCTCCCATGATACGTGCCTGAAATTCTCTATCATCAAAAGCGATAATAGCTCCAGGGCCGAACCATTTTTCTGCTACCCAAATCTGAATAGGTGAACCATCAATGCCAGGTGTATCAGAAGAACTGATACTTGAGCCTTTCCACTTAGCGTCTTTAATTGTAATTGCCTTGTCTTGCTCAATAGCCACTGGCCATTCATATTCTCTATTCTCAATGGTAACAGTTTTACCCATACCACTAGTCAAGAAGTCTATTGTATTGTTCTCATATCTACCGAAAATATAAGATAATACATTGGATACTTGATGGGGTTTAGTAACAAGAGCTTTTGAAAGCATATTCTCATCTGTCAACCCTGAAAACATCTTCGACTTGTAAAGTTGTAGGTTGTTTAAAACAGTATTATCCATTTCGTACTATTTTTAATTTTACTTTAATATTTTTAATTTGATAAATTTTTACTGATCTTAGCTATCATATCTAATGAAGAGGAACCTGACTTAGAATAGGTTTGATTTTTTGATCTTTTAGTTTGTTTTTGTTTACCTAGCTTCTTCCTTATGTGTTTAGCTGCATCTGAGCCAGCTCTCTTTTGTATCGTTTTTAAAGCAGAATCTCCTTCTTTTAAAAAGAAAGCAGTTTCTACGAGATTATTATAAGACTTGGCATAATCCTTTTGATATTGAGTTTGCCCATTACTATCCGCTTCAAATAGATAACGCTTAAGATCTTCTTTTTGCTGCTTGCTTATAGGAATACCTTTTATATCCTTTTTGCCATCTATAGTACTCTTTACGTCGTTAATGAACTTTTGTTGTTTTTCTACAGCCTGCTTACGTTGATTTTCCTTCTCTTTTAATAGCTCTTCCTTCTTTTTGTTGTTATATTTTTTTAATAACTCAAGAGATTCTTCAGCTTCATCCTCCAAAATCCCAGTATCTTCATATCTTTCTATTCTTTTTTCTATAATATTATCTGAAATACCACTTTGTCTAAGCTGTTCCCTTATAGCCCATTTTTGATTTTCAACATTATCGTTTATATCTATATTCTCTACATCTTTCTCTTCAGAATAAGCTTTAACATAGTCTTCTATAGAACCGCCATTAGCTACATAATTATTTATCTCAACAACTTCATCACTTGCAAATAAAGATTTGGAAGTCTCTTCTACCAAATTATTCATATATTCAACAAGCTCATTCATACTTTTAGGTTTTTCTTCATCTTCAGCTTTCCAACCTAACTCTTGAGTAAATAAATCAAAGAAAGAATCTACTATTTCTGATTCATCATATCCTTCAGAATCCTCATTTGCTTCCTCACTTTCCTCAGAGCTTCCTGACGTTTCAGAATCTTCCTCTTCAGCATTCTCTTCCTCTTCATTAACTTCTTCTCCCTCTTCTTCTGAAGCCTCTGGTTCTTCTTGTTTTGTTTGTGTCTGTTTCTTTTTTGGCTGCTTTTCAGTTTCTTCTTCTTCGTTTTCTTGCTCATTTTCTACCTCCTCATTGTTTTCTGTAGATTCCTGCTCTTCAAAAAAAGAAGGATCTACTGTTTTAACATCATCGTTAAGTTCAGGGTCTTCATCCTGTTCCTTATTTTTAGTAGATATATTTGTATCTGTAATTCTATTAGTAGTTGAAGATGCAGATGATTTTTGATTATCATTTGTCATATCAAATACTTCTTGAAATCCGCCCAAAAAATTACCATCTACTTTATACTTATCATCCTTATTTGCCATAATAATTATTATTTACTTGTAGTGTTTTTATTGTTCATTTGTCTAGATTTCAAAGCTAGTTCTTTCTGTTTCAAACCTTCTTGAACTCTATTTTGTCTTTTTTCTTCATTAATTTTTTCAGATTTTTGACGAGCTTCCATACGCTTTAATTCAAATTGACGTAAATCAAGTTCATCTTTTAAACTACTGTCTTTAGACTCAGCGTTAATAAGTGCAACCTGAATATCAGTTTCTGATTGTCTAATTGAATCTTCACGTTTGAAATCAAGTTCTGCTTGCGTCTCTTCCATTTCCATCTGCTTCTCTTGAAGTTTGGATTGTTGTTCAGCTTTTTGTTGTTGTTGCTGTAACTTCTCTCGTTTGTCTTCAAGTTTTTTAAGTTTATTTTTAATCTCAACAACATTGTTAGAAGCCAATGCTTCAGATACCTCATACAATGAAGAACCCTGGCTTATAGCAGCTTCAGATAACTGATGTAGCATTTGTATCTTCCTGTTCTCATCACTAGAATCACTAACATATACATCTAAATCAGCATAAGTAAATTCATCTGTAATATTAATAAAAGATCTAGTCATATCATCCATTGCAAAATGTAATGTTTTGTCATCTGAATCCGCCCAAGCTACTTTAGAAGTTTCTATAAGCGCTTGATAGACACGTTTCTTAATTTGATTATGCTTCCAGAATAATGGCTCGGTAACATGAGATGACTGTACCACAGATCTTTCTACATTACCTACCAATTCGTGTTGAGAAATAGAACCTTGCCTTTGCTTAGATATACCAGAAAGCTCGCCTATCATATCTTCAATCTTTTGAATAAGCTGTATGTATTCAGCTATAACATTAGACATAGTTAAATCTTGCGCAGACATCTGATTAAATGTAGCAGGATTGCCACCTTCCCTACCTGGTATATCCCAACCTTCTTCGTATGGATTAACAAAATTAACACCCATAGAAGTTAAATAATGTAACCATTTCTGTACGTCTATACCTTGAGATTTAGGTATCTGAGTAACATCCATAGTAAATATTCTACCCTTATCTCTAGCTAGTGTAAGTTCTAACCTGTACCATATAATTATATACATATACTGTAAAGGCTTCATCAAATCAACTAAAGAGGTAGAACTTGAATTGTCATTATTATATACAGAACCTATATAAGGAAGTTTATTTGCATTAGGATTGTCAAAAGCAAATTCTTGATTAGGAATAGGCTCTACACCAACATATATATCGTCTCCAATCCTATAACCTTCCCAAACTTCTGTAACCCATTGCCATTCTATTTCAGCTCCTCTAGCTTTATCATCTTCATCCATTTTATAAGTCTCATCAACAGTCTCTTCCATTTCAAGACCTTTCTCATCTATATAAGTTAAAAATCCTATCTTTTTAAAAGACTTCCATACCACATGATATACATCTATATACTCTATAGAACTATCGTCTGTATTTTTAACATTATGTTCTAAATTCTCTTTATAAACGACTTTATTATAATTAACATCACTTGGTTTATTAGATATAGGATCTCCACCAGCTAATTCTAAAAGTTTATCTAAATAATTCTTCTCTTTTAACAAATCATAGAATCTATCATAAATAGCAGCAGGTGACATCTTCATGTGCCTAACTGCATAATCACCGTCCTCTATATTTTCAACATCCGGGCCTAAATCAGGATAAAACCCTATAGGATTTACTCTCTCTAAAACAGGTTCACCATTTAATATACCGGTATAATAAAACTCCCTATCAGCAATTAACGCATCTTTAAACCCTTTCAATAGTTCGTTAGATATATTAAGTTTATTCTTAAGATATTTAAGAGCATAATACCCGGATCTTTCTGCTATATCTGTAAAATCATTATCGATATAATCCTGTATTTGCTCTAGCGTCATATTTCTAGTAGACCCGTCTTCAGGCCTTTGGCCTGTTAAGGAAGTACGCAATCTAGAAACTATATTATTAAACAGTAGTTTTTTCATAGAGCTCTCAGCATTAGATGCGCCCTCTCTACTACTTTGTATAACTTTTATAGTATCAGGTCTTTTGGATTCTTCCCCTATAAGTAAATCTATCTTGGGTTTAATTATATTAAAATTCTGAGGAGAAGCAGGGAATCCTTCGTCGACTTGAAACGGATCTGTAACATATTTAATATCATCTTGATCAAATTTACTATTATACAAATCGTAAGAAGTCTTCATCTTTTCTTCGTCCTGCAACGATACATTAGCCTTACCTATCCAGTATTCAATATTAGATTCCTTCCATTTATCACCTTTCCTTTGTAAAGGTAATTTTTGAATAGGCATCGACGTTCCATATATATTATCACTGCTCATATCTATTATTTCTTATTAAAATTTAATTTCCTTTCATCACCAAACCATGTTGTAGTAAAAAAAGGATCTATATTATTAGTTTTTTTCTTATCTTTTACATGTACATTGTGTAACTCTTTCTTATATATCATAATCATAATCAGGGCAATTACCCTATCAAAGTTACCTGTTTCATTGTATGATATTAATTCTTTCAACAAAGGTATTGATAAAATCCTGTGTAAATTTTTAACACCTGGGGATACCTCTTCGTTTAACCAGTCCCTTACTTCTATCTCTCCCCAGTTTTTAATAGAATTATTCATGTGTATACCTTTACGCCTTTGTACTTTACTATCTTTTATAATATCACTTATTATATCAGGCTGGTTAGCTAATAAATAATCATAACCTCTGTTAGCAAAATATGCAAATAAACCTTTCTTTTC